AACAGCGGAGACATCCCGCACCGAACACGACGTATCCACTAGAAGCGGGGGCGCCGCGTTAGTCTGAATGGCCAGCGGACCCTCAATTTGAATGGTTAATTGCCCTCCTAATAAACTACGCAGCCCAAAATCCGTGCTGCCCGTAAACGATTCGGCGGCCACGCTGCTATTGCCCCGCGAGTTGGTCATGAACAACTCGGCCGCTGAGATACGGACGTCCGGGATCGTAATCGGAAATGCATAACTCCCGCTGGCCGGACTGCCGAAAAACTCCTGTGCAAACGGCAGGATGAAAATCTTTTCCGCCAATAGGTAGACGCCCGTTTCAGCCGTGTGAATCGCGGCGGTGCTTCCGTGAGAGGCGCGAGTAACGGGTACAGTGGTGCTATCGGTAAGGTTTCCTTGCACCACCATCACTTCCCCATCAATTTGCACCAGGCTTCCGCTCGATGCCGATACCGCCCTAGACACGGTAAATGAAGTATCGGTGGCACCCATTGCCGCGCTCAGCAAGATCGCGGAAGGTCCCTGCACTTCGTCCCAATAAAACAGCGTTAGAGTGCCGGCGCTGATAGATAGGGTGTTGGTCAAGGTGGAGAAGGAAATTCCCAGCACCTCGATGCAACCGGCGCCGATCGCGTAGAGGCCGAAGGACGGCTGTCCTGGAACATTAGTATCGACCGCCTGGCCCGTGGAGCCTACAATCGTCCAGCGAGTAAGTGGCGACAAGGCATACGCGCATTCCTCGTCCACCACGTTCGCCGCCCGTCCGGAAATATCAATCGTCACTCCCTGGCGATTGGGCACGGAGAAGGAAACCGGCGACGCGTTGCTCGAAGCCCCAAACTGCCAAGTAGATTCGGCTATCAGGAAGTAACTCGTGGTATCCGGTTGAACACTCCAGGTTGTCATCACCGTGAGGGTAGTTGCCGTGTTGGACGCTACCGTCCGTTCCTGCCCCGCTCCTGTCCCCGCGGTGATTCGCACTGTACCGCCGTTGTACAGGTTCACCACCATGTTCAGCGTGCTGTTACCAACAGTCGTCGGAGAGTCTATGTTCACCGCCTCGGGAGGCTGGAGTTCCAAGCGCCAATAGAAATTCGCATGATCGTAATTAGCGTCCGGCGGGCCCTGCAGCAATGCAGTTAGTCCGGAATCGACAAACTGAGTGGCGATCGCAACTCCACTTATAATCCGCAATATCTGCGTGGGGTTCGGCCCGCGATACACATTAAACGATACGGCGGCTGACGAAAAGCTGAGGCTGACTAGAGTAACCTGATTCGTATTGACGCCCGCCGGAATGTTCGCTATCGCAATGAATGAAAGCCCACCCTCGGCTCCGTTAGCATCCACCGCGCTGACCCCGTAATACAGCGCTTGCTCTCCTGCCAGGGTCCCGCCCGTATTATTCACCTGCGGATTTAGTCCCATGAGCGGTATGCCCGCTGCGCTGGCCGCCGGCTTTGGCGGAACGGAGAAGGAGACCGACAGATTCTCGGTCACGCTCCCATCCGTGCTCTCCGTCGATGCTTCGGAGATACCGAATTGTTCCACTCCATTGCTATCGAGTACGCCGCCCACCAGCGGTCTGGGGACTCCGACTTCAAATGGACCTTGGCGTCCGGGGCTCGCCGTACCTGAGTTGACCGACGTGTACCAGGCATCGTCGTGGATCTGCGCGCTGATGACGGCCGTGATGAAATTAACTCCCGGAGACAACTTCGTAATCCGGAATGGCTGCCGGCTAAAGCCCTCCCTTGCGTAGGTCAATGTGATAATGTCGCCCGGCCTTAGTCCCACCCCTTTTACGCTGGTCTCAAACTGGACGTAAGTGTTGCCGTTCACCGACTTGTATAACTGAAGCGCCGCTGCCCTATTCGCTTGATCGAAGTTCGGGAGGCCCAGCGCCGTTAGCGTCGTCGTCACCTCCTGTCCTGTCAGCAACAGATCGTCGATATCTACCAATGAAAGGCTGTCTTGTTGATAATCGTTGAACTCATCCTGAAATTCGACTGTATATTGGTTCGGACTATTGGCTATGCTCTGCGAGGTTAACGTGAGTGATGGTGTCCCATTTGAGCTCCTGAGGATTCCTGAAAACGAGGTATCGCTGAATTCGTAGGCGGGCCAGCCACCATTCAAGGCTTCGGTGCTATTACTGCTAGCCGATTGCATCGGCTGCTGGTTTGCAATTGTGTCTTCAGGATTTAACTGGATCAGGCCATTGGCATCAAAGCTGAGGTACATCGCCGACCCGTTCCGAATGCCACGAACAACGTCGCCCGCGCTCCGGCTTCCCGTCAGCAACAGGTTGCATTGATATCGAGGAATCGTAGTGCTGTTCCCGTTCACGTCCACGGTTGCCACCAGAGCGTTGCATCGAAGCGCGACCGCCGCAAAGGTCGCCAAATCCAGTTGCGCCAGCCCCCAACCACTGCGCAGCAGCACGTCCAGCATCACCCAGGCCGGATTATTGCTGAACGCATTGCTCAGGTAAGTGCCGCTGGAATTGTATTGCGCAAGCTCGAGTCCTTGAATCAAGACACTAACCTCGGGGAATGAGGTTCCATTCGAGACCGAATTGGGCACCACCAGCGACATAAAAGCCATGCCGCCGTAGGGATCGCCCAACGGTTGTCCGGCAGAATTGCTGAAGTCGGGATTAAAACTGCCATTCCTGGTTCCGAGGCTGATGACGTTGTACCAACCCGTCGCCGTCATATTTGCGCCGTTCACGCCCACCGGGATCTGGGCGTTGTTCACGATCACTGTAATCACGCTGCTGATCTGTCCAACTCCGAGCAGTATTTCGAAGTGCGTGAGATTTCCATCGTTTCTGGCAAGAACAATCGGCGGTTGATACCATCCGGTCCCGTAAATCAGCGGAACGAAGTCGTTATAAAGCGCTTGATTCGGTAGCGGCGTGGACAGTTGGGAGGTCTTCGACCCATAGGTACGGACAATGATCGATGCGGGCACGAATTCAATGCCGCCAAACCTCGCGGTTACATTGTTCTGATTATCCTTGCTAAACATTCCCCTTTGTACACATTGGGTACGCGAGTAGTCGCAAGTTGTGTAAGGCGCGCCGGCGTTCAAGTTCCCAACACCGCCGGACTGATCGGCGGAATATCCACACTGATAGAAAGGCGACAACACGCCTTGCGTCCCGCCGCTGACCGCCTCCTGGCGCTGCGCCGCTGTACTTGGAAAGTTCCAGGGACAGAGCTTTTGAATTCGGATCGCCGGCAGGAATACCCGCTGCAAGTTCAACGTGTTGGTGAAACTAAGACGCAGCGTCGATTCCGTGGATTGGTCCGGCGGATTTGCAATTCCACGGAAAACCACCTGGCTGTTCGATGCCACCACCTGGTTGGTCAAGTCGAAAAACAAAAAGGTGGCTACCAGTCCCGATCCCTTCCATCCAATATTCTGTTCAATTGAGGATAGAAAGGAGTCTGCGTTGGCAAGTGTGATGGAGACTATCGATACTCCGTCCGTGGCGGCTTCTGGACTGGAGTTCAGATCGAAAATATTATGCTTGAGCACCCGGCTCAGATATGGCTGGCCGTTCACCGTGACGTTGTGAGTGCTCCAGCGTTGTACCTCGCCTGTTGGCAAAGTGCAATCGAACAAAAAGAGCGGCGCGCCGGGAACTTCCAGCTCTTTCAGAACGTTAATCGGGGTCATTCTGCAATAGGCTCGCTGTTTTGTGTTCTTGGTTCAAGTCAAATTGCTGATTAAGTTGATCTGACAGGAATTTTGGTTAGGCGCGGTCGCCGTGACCAAAAGTAAGTCGGAAGAAAATCGCGTGCTCGAATAAACGCCGCCCAGGTCGATGGTCTTCTTGTATAGTCCTGCTCCGGGCTGGGCCTCTACTTGGGCGCCGAACGCTTCCACCTGGGCGCCTGCCGGCAACTGCACTCCGAAGCCAACTCCTTCTTCCTGAACAGACAGGCTGCCCGAAGCTGTCGCCCTGCTCCACGAAGAGCCGGTCGTTACCGCAGTTAAAACAGTTTGACCCGTTGCCGTCACAACGAGTTGAACTGTAGTGGGCACACCACTCCTAAGGTACACGCTGTAACAGTACACAAAACCGCTTGGCCCGTTTGTGTTCTGCACGATTTGTTGCGTGGTTTGCGCGGTATTCGTCAGTTGCATGGCGTCGTCGCCCCCAAGCGCGTCCGAGACACCTCCGCTAACCTGCAACAGCGGATCGGCCGTCCACACTGTTTGCGTCCAGTCCTCGCTCCACATCAACAAGTTGTCAGCGGGATCTAAGAAAGTAAACGTATCCAGCTGACCTTGGGACGCCTCGAACAGACTTTCTATGGAAGACCGCTCACCGTCGGTGAGACTTGAATATTGCAGCCGCCATTGAATTTTCTGGGCTCCTGTGTCGGCCATGCGGATCGTATAGCCGCTGGACAATTGATTGCCAACGGTTCGCATATTGATACTTCGCGTAACCGGAAACTGCGTAACGGCGCCGGTTGTGAGTTGCGGATAGTAGAGCATGTCAGCTACCGTTCTCTAGCACAGTGATCGAAGTCTGACCATTCCATTCGCCCGCCAGCACACCCGCTATGCTGTCGCTCGACAGGCTACAGCTTGGATAATTCGTGCCATCCCACGGATCCGTGAAAGCAAAGTCGCCGGCCGGTCCCGCGATGCCGCGGAAGAATTCCTGGAATTCCTGCAGCTCGCTTTGATCCAGGAGGCTAAGCCGGATCACCCACCGGTGAAGTGGTGCTTGGTAATTGCAGAAGCGCTGTTCGGACCCATCCACGAATTGCAAAGCTGTCGTGGAAAACTCAACGCTGCGTTGCGCTGGGTACTGCATCGCAGCCCCGGTCTTCAATGTTGGAAAAGTACTCATATCTACAAAGCGGAAATTACGTCGTTGAGCGAATTCGAGTTCAAGATTGCTTGTTTCACTGCGTTGGCTATGTCATCGCTATGATCGAGAAACGATTGGCTATCCATAGCGTTCACCTGGATAGTCACCTGCGCCGATGCACCGGCCGATTGCGACCTCGGCTGACCCGTATTTGAATAGCTCACCGGTGCTGCTTGCCCCGGCGCGCTCGCCGTCACGCCTGCTCCCAATTGCACTGGTGCCGGCAACATAAACGGAGATGGCGCCGCTAAGGTCTGACTGCCGCCTCCTCCAAACAGGCTCAGCAGCCCGCCGATCAATGGCGACAGGCTACTCAGACCTCCACCCAGGAAACTCGATGCGGCGCTCTCCACCGTACTGCCAACAGATGATCCGCTGCCCGCCTTCGATGAAGTGTTCTGCGTCACAGCTTGAGTGTTGTCTTGGAGCGCGCTGATTTGTGATTGTTGGATCGAGGTGAGGCTCGTGATTTGCGACGTCAGCGAAGTCAATTGCTCCGTGACGTCGGAGTTACCGCTTTGGTTCAGGCTGCCTCCGATCGATCCTCCCGCACCGCCGCCGGTCGCGCTGCCGGTAGATGCGGCCAGTTGGCCGAGTAAGTCGCTTCGCGAAGCGCTCCCCGCGCTGCTGCCCGGTAATAGATCTTCCCACTTACTTTTGGCCATCGTTGCTTGCCGTCCTCAGCTCGTTTTCCAACACAAAGATCGCCTCCACCATGCGCGCAGGCAGGTCGTAAACGTTGTCCACGCCAAGAAGCTTCCAGGCATGGAACTCCTCGAGTAACGCGATACTTTCCGCTGTGATGTACGACGTCGGACAGGTAGTGAGCGATACTCTTCCCCGCAGCCACACGATCTGCGAATCATCGCCCTTGGCCTGCCAGCCACATCGCCGCTTTTTCTCCAAACCGCTTTTCCTGCATGGGCCGCAATTCCACGCGGAGTGGTTTCCAAGCTGAAAATGGAATGCGACAATCAGTTTTTTCTTTCTGCCTCGCTCAACCCACACTGCTCTTTGATCGCACTCACCACCTCGCGTGCCACCTCTTCCGGGCCTTTTTCCAGCAGCTTGGCCGCCGTCGCAGGCT